CAAGATTTACGTTAATGATGTGCTGCGCATCGATGCTACTGAAACATTTAATCAGACAGTTGGTGGGGTGGGACTACGGACTTCTTTTGCCAGTTCATCTAGCGGTGCTAGAATTTTAGACATGACCGTGACTGTCTAGGAGAAAATATGAACCAATACCGAACCAAAGAAAACCCCTTTTCACTGGTTACTCAACCTCTGGAATTGCCGGTTGAGGGCCAGCGTATCAGCCGTTCAATTCACGGAGCCTTTGGCGACTCAATAATGTTCCAAGCCGGTTACTACAAAGATGTCTCAGTTGCTCCCGATGATAGCCAGAAGTATTCAGATGCGTTCGTGTGGGATGAGGAAGCAGGAACAGTGACGCGACTGACTGTGGCGACACCGGCAGAGGAGATTGCAGAAACTCTTGCTTATGAAATCAACAGCATTATAGATCAAATCTGTATTGCTGCTGAAAGGTGGGTAACAACTGAACTCAACGCCGCAGGGATGATTATGGTTGAGAAAATCCTCGCCGTTGAGCCAGATAATACCAAGGCTCTCGCCAGCTTCAACTGGGTACGGTCTGAATACTACGAAGCTGAGATTCGTAAATACTATGTTTCCCACGCTCTCTGGGCAGCCCCATTTGACCCTGCGGATTTCTCCATGCGAGTCAAGAAGCCCTATGTGGTAGCTGAACTAGATGTGGAATTTTCCCGACTCTTCGGGCCACCTATTTACGTTCCTTGATAGGAGGTAACGATGCAAGCTACTGCAATAGTCCTCAGAGGAAGCTACATCAACCCTATCTATGTAGGAATTGAACTTTGGAAACTAGACTCCTATGCACATGCAGGTATTCTTCTCTCTGATGGAACTATAGTAGAAGCCTCAGCGCGAGCCAATCAAGTAGTCCACCACCGCCACCCTGTAGATTGGTACAACTATGAAACTCTCCTAGGTCTCACCCATCTAGGAGAGTCTTCCTGTGAACGAATTGCAACTCTAGCTTTATCCATGAAAGGATGGAAATATGACTGGAGAGCTGCAAAGTCTCAAACTCTAGAGGAGATCTACTCGCTCAATGAAGAAGACTCCCGTCGAGTTATTTGCTTTGAGCATGTAGTTCTTTGTTGTAAAGAGTTCTTCACTTTCTCTTCCCGCCCTTATCTATGTGATTCTACCGACCTTATCTCTGCTTGGGAAAGTTCATTACTCTAATTATGAAAGTATCTACTATGGAAAAGATATACTGCCATGAATGTGGGTCTAAGAGAGTAATACTAGGGCTCTATATTACCTACCTAAATACTCCAGGAATAGCTGGTATCTGTGATTGTTGTGGTGTTAGAGTTCCAATGCCTGAGTATGATCTCGAAGTATTTATCATTGAAGATCTTGAAGATTATGGTAGATTTAACTATGAAGTACCTAATGAACATCGGTTAGAAGTTGCAATGAAATATCCAATAGAAGAACTTGTAGAATTAGACTCTGATGGTAAAGGTAATTCTTTCTGCTGTACTGGAAAGTATAGTTTAAGTAAACTAGGAGATAAAAATTTAGTAAAGTGCTATCAATGTAGAACTGTTTATTCTCCATTAGGTATAATTAAGTGGCAAGAAGGAATAGAAGATGGTAGTGTCGCTGTAGATATACTTATTGAGCGTTTCAGGGCAGCAATGAAATTAGCTGAAAGGAATCTATAATGTCTCCTCTACATGATGACTGTTACTTAAACACAGATAAAAGATGTAAGTGGTCACCAACTTCCTATTGCAAACACCGTGGGAATCTGGCAGAATGTATTCATACCAAAACTTGTATAGTTCCCAAAAATGAGTCAGATGAGGAGTTTCCTAAATGATAACCATAGAAACCGAGGTGAAGCCATGTCAGCAGGTAAGAGATTACTTCAAGAGATTCTCTATGGAGAGGATGTACATAGTTCCACAGGTAATGCTCAGTTTAAACCAGTTGGAGGTAGACATGGGATTATGTTTGACCCAGGAAAACCATTAAAAGCTAAGGATATATTTAAAGCTGATTTAGCCGGTATTGGCTTAACTGGTAAAGAAATTTTTCAAATGTTTGATAAGAGAAAAGTTAAACACGATATAAAGTATGGGCCTGGTTATGCTGGTGGTGGCTATGCCCACAAGATAATGCGTGATCCTAGAATGGCTGCTAGGAAATTGGAAACTAAACTCTCCATTATAGAAGAAGCCAAGAAAGTCCTCTCAACCGCAGCAGTAAAGGCAGCAGAGAATATAGTAGAGAAAGTGAATGAAGGAGACTATCGAGCTTCTACTTATCTATTAGAGAATCTCATGCCCAAAGCTTCCTCTGTTCAAATGATTAACAACGTCAATGCTGTAGACTTTGGAGCATTCCTCTGCTCTGCTGCACAGAGTAAAACCTCTATGCATGATATTACTAATACCCCTATTGACATTGACCCCATAGAAGGGGAAAGGATTGGATGATGAGTGGAGATACTGAGAATTTTGTAGAACGACGAGCGACACTTACTCCTCAAGATCTCCAAGCAATAGAACAGATGTTAGAAACTAAGCACAAGTGTAGGTTTGATAATATCTCTAGGGAAGAAATGGATTTTGTAAAAGACCTTCTTTCTCTATACAAAGAGACTCGCTCAGAGGTATTACGTTGGGTAATTCGTGGAGTAGTTGGACTTATACTTGCTATCTCAATGCTCTTAGCCTATCTCAAATACTCAGGAAAGCATATAGGGTAACTTATGTTAACTCTAGTCCTAACTCGTGGGCCTTCTACTGATGATGGAACTTTTGGACTTCTAGAAGGTGAAGCATTCCGTATGTACACAGGGGAACTCCCTTGGAGAGATAACCTCCAAGGGCTTTCTTGTATTCCAACTGGAGTCTATACAGCTACTCCTAGAGTCTCTCCTAAGTTTGGAAAACATTTCATTCTTTCAGACACTTCCCCTAGAACTTATGTCCTCACCCACATTGGGAACTTCTGTGGGAATAAAACTCTAGGAAAGAAAACTGATGTCTTAGGTTGTATCCTAGTAGGCTTTTCACTATCTAGATTCGATGGGCAAAAAGTAGTCACTAGAAGTCGTGAAGCTATGATGAAGCTTATTCAATACACTGAGTTTAAAACCTTTATTCTGGAGGTAAGATAATGTTAATAGCAGCGGTTATTTCAGCGCTTACTCCCATTATCGGTGGTATTACCGGACTCTGGGGATCGAAGATAGAGAAAAAACATGAACTTGAGAAGGCAAAGGTAGATCTCGACATTCTACGTGAAAACAATCGTCTCCAAGAGTCCCTCGCAGATAAAGAGTATAATCGACTTGTGAAGGTAAGTGAGATTGAACAAGAGAAATTAGATACTCTCTCTGCAACTGACACTCTCAAAGCCAGTTATGAGATCTTTACTTCTCCTATGGTTCCTGCTGGAACTAAACTAACTGGTGGAAAACTTTGGATAGCTCTTGCCTGTGACACCTTCAACAACCTCATCCGTCCATTTTCAACCATGTACTATCAACTTCTTCTCGGCAGTCTAATGGTCTACACAATCTACTATATCAACACCTACGCCTCTACCATGTTCACCTCTGACTCTACTAAAGAACATCTCATTCTCATGTTCTTTGCCATTCTAGATATGGTACTCTTCAACGCCTCAATGTCCCTTGGCTGGTGGTTCGGTAATCGTGGAATGTCTATTCGTGGAAAGAAATAACTCCTATGTCTCACCACAAGGAACATAAATCCCAGAACCTAATGTCCCCAGAAGAGTACATGACTCGCTACTCTTCTAACTATGAACTCTGGATGAAAGAGATCTTAGGTGCAGATATTACATCTGACCAACGCTTACTTGCTAATGGACTCATAAATGATCACTTTGTTGCAGGTAAGTCTGGTACTACAACGGGCAAAACTACTTGCAGTGCGACCACAGCTCTTTGGTTCCTTACCACCCATTTCGAGGCTAAAGTAGTCTGTACAGCTCCTACAGGCCACCAGTTAGAAGATCTTCTCTTTGCTGAGATGGAGAGTTGGGTACGTAAAATAAAAGTCCCTTTCATCCGTGATGCCATCAAGATTATCAAAGGTAAGATCTACATAGACGGCTACCGTGACTGGTTCATAGTTGGACGTACTATTCCCAAAGATGCTAAAGACAAACTAGGTGACGTACTCGCAGGTTTTCATGCACCATACCTACTCTTCATAGTAGACGAAGCCTCTGGTGTCCCTGATCCAGTTTACCTAGGCATCGAAGGTTCAATGATTCAGAAGAATGTCTTCTGTCTACTGGTTGGCAACCCTACTAGACCTAATGGGTACTTCTATGATTGTTTTAACAAGAATAAAGGCTCTTGGTGTAACGTAACTCTCTCCTCTCTCAACTCTCCATTTGCTCAAAAAGAGTGGATAGAGCGTATGAGAACACTCCACGGAGAAGACTCTGACTTCTTCAAGACTAAAGTCCTAGGAGAGTTCCCCTCTGGGGCTGGCACCAATCTCTTCTCTCTAGAAATGATCCAAGACGCCAATACTCGTTGGTACAACTCAGATCCTCCTGATTCTGGCATAATAGTAGCAGGACTCGATCCTTCTGCAAGTGGTAAAGACTCCTCTGTATTGACTATTCGACGTGGATGTTATATATTCAAGCCATATAGAGTTAAGCACAAAGACCAGCAAGATCTAGCGACTCAAGTAGCAAATCTACTTCGATCTTTTGGAGCTAAAGAAGTTTATGTAGAGTACAATGGTATTGGTGTAGCTAGTTATGAGTTACTCTTGAAAGAAAAAGGTTTCAAGACTTTCAAAGTAGTTACTAACTCAAGGGCAAGTGATCCTGAGGCTTATAAGAATCTTAGAGCTGAACTCTACAGTCAGTTAAGTGAGGCCTTTGATCAACTAATGGTTCCTGAAGAACCTCGTTACTTTGAAGAACTTACCCTTTTCAACGTAATAGAGGATAAAGAGCCTAAGCAGATTATAGAGAAAGTCTACTTGAAGAACAAATTAGGCTACTCTCCTGACTACTCTGACTCTCTCATGCTTTCAACCTTCCGCCATTTTGTTGTTAATCGTAATAACTATTCCAACATAGATGTCGCTGCTTTCATCACTATGAACGCTAACCTAGTAATGGAGTCTACCTTTGAAAAGTTTTAATTTCTTCTCTAAAACCGAAGAGGCTGCTCCTATCCCAAAGATAGCTCCAGTCAAACCTAATGGACTAATGTCCATCAAAGGTGTCTTCGATAGAGAGACTGAGACGGAAGTAGAATCTAGACTCCGTGGAAATCTCTACAAGTTTGAGTTCAGGAAGATGAGTTTGAATGATCCTATTTGTGGGTCACTTATTCTCGCCCTTACTAAGATCTTCCAGGCAATAGAATGGAAGTGTATGGATGATGATGAGAACATCCTTCGGGACTCTCTTGCCACCGTCAACTGGCAAGAGCGTCTTGAGGACATTTGTACTCAGTTCATCTATGGTCATTGTGTAATGGAAACTACCATCAAACAACGAGAAGATGGGAAGTATATCTGGGGTTCCATGCACTATCGTCCTCAGACTTCTATTACCGATTGGAAATTTGATAAAGTAGGTAATCTAGAATACATCGAACAGCAAGGAGTTAACTCTTCAAAAGTAGTAGACATTCCTGCTCGTAAGTGTCTTCTCTTTAACACTACTAAAACTCAAGTTCATCCAGAAGGGAAGTCTCTCTTTCGTAATGCCTATCGTAGCTGGTATTATAAATCTAACTTTGAAGCTATCGAAGCTGTCGGAGTTGAGAGAGACTTAACTGGCCTTGCCTGTCTCAAAGCTCCTGAAGGTTGTGACCTCACAGATGAAAAAGGTAATCTCAACGCTATTGGAGTCTGGGCTTGGACTACAGTTCGTAGCATCAAACGCAACTCTCAAGAAGGATTAGTTCTTCCTGCTGGTTGGGAGTTTGAACTCCAAGGATCTCCAGGGAAGCGTCAGTTTGATACTAATGTAATCATTGATAGATACTCTGCCAACATCGCTATGAGTATGTTGAGTCAGTTCTTGATCCTTGGTGTGGTCAACTCTAGTGGCTCCTTTGCACTCGCTAAAGAACAAAAAGATCTCTTCAATCGTGCTGTAGAAGGATTTGCAGTAACTGTCGCAAACACCGTCAACACTCAATTCATTGGAGTTCCAGTTCTTACAGCACTTAATGGACTGAAGAAATCTCCTTGGTTGAAACCTGTAGGGATTAGTAAGCCTAATCTTACAGAACTTGCTGGTTATCTTGGAAGACTTTTGAAGTTCAACGTAATCATCCCTGATGATAAACTCGAAGAACACTTGAGAAATGAAGCTGCACTTCCATCTAAAGATGCCTCCACCTCAAGATCTGCTAACTCCTCCACCTACCCTGATGAACCAGAAGAAGTAGAACCTACTGAAAGTAAAGTTCCAACTAAGAAAAAGGAAGAGAAAGAAGAAGAAACATGAAAAATCTAGTTGCTCAGATAGATGAACTTAGTTCTAGACGTTGTTGGGAAGTTAGGTTATCTGGTGAGTTTCTATGTAATATGTATATTCCTTGTGGGTATAATGAAAAAGAGGCTCATTGGCATTTAGTAAATGAATGGGGTTATAGTGAAGAGATTACTATAAAGCAGGTTACAACATGAACATCCTAGTAGCCTGTGAATGTTACGGAGAAGTAAGAGACTCTTTTCTCAAACTAGGCCATGATGCTATCAGTTGTGATATAAAACCCACTAAAGTTCCAGGCCCACACTATCAAGGTGATGTTAGAGATATTCTCTACCAGGATTGGGATATGATTATAGCTTTTCCTCCTTGTACACATCTCGCAGTTAGTGGGGCAAAGCACTTTAAAGAGAAGATTAAAGATGGGAGACAACAAGAAGGCATAGATTTCTTCATGTTATTTACTAATCATCCATGCCATAAAGTAGTAATTGAAAATCCAATAGGTATTATGAGTTCTAAATGGCGTAAGCCAGATCAGATAATTCAACCTTATCAATTTGGAGATCCTTATACTAAATCAACTTGTCTCTGGTTAAAAGGAGTAAAGCCCCTTAAACCTACTAATATTGTATCTCCTGGAAAGATGCAATTCAGTGGTACAACTACTAGAATCCCAGAATGGTATAGTAATAAACAAATGCCAAGAGATAAAACTTTCCACGGTATAGCTTGGGCAATGGCAACTCAATGGGGCATATAGGAGATAACAATGCCAACTAAAGATAAATCTATAATCCGGTTCATGGAGTCTACTCCTTGGGCTATTACTGAACCTCACTTAGATGTGCTCTTCACAGTAGTATCCAACCACATTGAAGGTAACACAGTCTATCTCAAATCAGGAGACTCTGATCACTCTGATGAGATTATGTCCATGTGTGGAGATCAAGCAGTAATCTCCATCTCTGGTACTATTACCAAGAAACTCTACGGCCTAGATGCCATCTCAGGTGGAACTACTACCGATGACTACGCTCGTTGCATCCAACAGTGTCTTGCAAATCCTATGGTTTCTGGTATAATCTTAAACATAGATAGTCCAGGTGGTACGGTAACAGGGACTAAAGAACTTGCTGACTTTATCTTCGAGTCTAGAGGTATTAAACCAATAGTAGCTTTTGCTAGTGGCCAAATGTGTAGTGCAGCTTATTGGATAGGTAGTGCTGCTGATGCGATTGTAGGCTTTCCTACTGCGTCTATTGGGAGCATAGGAG